GGCTTAACTCCGACATGATGGATCGCACTATGACTCTCATTGACGAATAGATGGCGGTGAGAACCGCTAAGACAAGCGCACCCACCGCCGTCCATTCGCCCACGCTCACTTCTGGCGACCGAAGTTGATGTCGTTCGGATTAGCCCATCTTGCTAACACTGGAACAATGCCAGCAACTAGCCCCATCGCTAAATCTTTTGGATTTGTGTTGCCTGTTAGATATACGGCTAGAGCTCCTGCAACTGAACTTCTGACCCATGATGCCGCAATTGCCTTAAATTGTGTCATTTCTTTTTCTCCTTTTTCGGCTTTGCCTGTGGAAGTGGCTCGACCACTGGATAGTCTCCTGTATAAGTGACCAATCGAGCGCGAGCGAAACCCACTATCTCCTTGCCAATATAGCGACGCTTAAGCATAACCATGCCGCCGTTGCGCTGATCTCCGTCGCCGGACGTGTTGCCTTCAATGCAAAGCACCGAACTTTGGCCAACCTTGACAACAATGCCGATGTGTGAGATTCGATCAATGCCATCGTGTGGAAAGTCCATAAAGCATAAGTCGCCAAGCTGTGGCGCAGCTTCAAAGAATCGGCCAAGCTCTTTCATCTTATGAGCACCGGCAGCCGTTGAGACCATCGATGGAATCTTGACATTAGCTTGGTCAAATACCCAGTTGCAGAATGATCCACACCACGGCAATCCATCGGCCTTTGTGAATTTGCCGTACTTTGTCAGATTATCGCCAGTCTCTACTGTGCCAACTTCCGCCAGTGCAACTTCAATTATCCGCGCGGCTGTGCCGTCAGGATAGGAGAAGCTTGGCTTCATCGCTACTGATGCCTAACTTGCTAAGCAACGCGGCTTTATCCGTTGCAGCCTTTGCATCTGCATCGGCCTTTGCTTTATCTTCCGCGGCTATTTCTGCAAGAAAAGCATCACGCGCTGATTGCTCTTCATCGGTCATCTCGCGTTCAATAGTCTCACCTGTTAGGGCATCAGTTATTGACATTTTATAGTTGCTCATTATTTTGCCAATCCGTAGACGGTATATGTACCTGTTAAATTGCCGTTGCCAGTAAATTGAACACCAGTAGTTGATGCAGAACTTGCAATAATTCCCGCCGTTGTCGCAATTCCATTACCTGAACCATTACCTAAAGATGAAAAATTGCCATCTTGGCTACCGTTGCCAACATTTGAGCAGTTTATTGTAAAATTCTGTCTTGTGTTAGTTGCAACAGTTGGCGCTATTGTAAATTTTGTATCGCCATTATTTGAAATTGTTGCAGTGGCAGCCGAGTTAGTTACCGACCAGCCGCCAGCGTAATAAATTCCGCTATTGACGACTGTATTAGTACCAGTCATCCAATTCATATAAAACGCACCGCCGCCACTATTGCCTAAAGCGTTGAGCACAATAATGTAATTAACATAAGTTGAATCAAAGCAATTACTGATTTGTACCGCTGCACTGGCTGAAAAGTTTGCCGTGACAATTTTAGTAAGGCCACTGCCACCGGGTGTCGCCCACGATGGAACGCCCGATGCAACTGTGAGCACTTGACCAGTTGATCCGATTGGCAAAGCTGTATTTACATTTGATACTGCTGAACGATATGCAAGAGCTCCCGTAGTTGTCTGTGGATTTAACGCTTTCAAAGTCGTATCGACTGGCTGGCCGAAGGCTGCAAATTGCGCCGGAAGGCCAGTCACTAAATCGGTAGTAAGCGGCATTGGCCAGCTATAGTTTGTTGTTGGATTAGCCATTCAGATTCCCTTTCATTATGAGACTATTGTGGCATATTCCCACGTCAAAGTCGGCGACACGGTATTCCACAGCTCGTTTATTGGCACGTCATTCCATCGCATGGCAGAGAGTGAATAAGACACTGGCGACATGAGCAGGGTAACTGAGAGCTCATTGAATGAGGCGCGGAATGTCCAGCCTTCGACGAATCCTTGAAAGACTCCAGCAGACATATTAGCCGGTAGGTCATTGAGTGCTATGGGCTGACCCATGAAGATATTTATGAGAGCATCGCGATCGCCATTGTCGAGCTCTGGATTGGTTAGCGCGTAGGTAATTGAGTCAAAAATTGGCTGTGGATAGGCGCGCAGTGATAAATAGAATGCGGCTTGATCTGTTGCATCGGCGGCGTGTTTAATGGTTGTCGTGATGATCTGGGCAAGATCTCCGTAGAGCCCAATAGATGTCTCATCGGTGTCGCTGACTTCATTGGTCGAGTTTGTGCCATATTTGATAGTCAAGTCATTTCGGACATCTCCTGCCCGTGTCTTAATTGTGATGCCTTGGCCTAGAGCTTGATTAGCCGTGAGATCTGTGTAGCCATTAAGTGCTAGATAAGTCGTTCGATGGGTAGAATCGCCGTAAGAGATAAGCCCTTGAGCATCTTCGTACAAGTAGCCAAGTCCAGATGTGGCTAGAGCTGCAATCAGGTCATAGACAACAATCCGATCCGATGCCCGTTGTGCCAGCTCATAATTGCCGGGAGTGTCAATTTCGCCAATTCCAGTATTTTCCGCGTCCTGCCATTGAACTGTCGGATCATAAGTATTCCATTGGAGCGCGGCTGGAACCTGTTGCCACTGCGTAAAGAGCACTTCTTCCAAAATTGTCTGTATCTGATTGCCATCAAAGTCCTGTGTTAAGACTCCATCTGTAAGTGCCTTTTGCAGCCTTGCAAGGGCTCCTAGAGCTGTGATAGTGACTTCCTGAGTGTAAGCACTAGAGCCGACTTGCGAGACGCTTACCGAGATGTCAACGACGGAACCGCCAAAGATGGGCACATAGACGGCCGATGTGTCTTGGACTTCGATGGAAAGTGTGTCGTTGATTTCATAGGGCAGCGCAGATTGACCAAAAATAATCAAAGTAATTGAGCAATAGCCAGCTTGTGCCTGTGTGTAGATATTTGTGCGCCCTGACGTAATTGTCAGATTAGCGATGACCGAATCGGTGACATCAGTGCCATCAATTTTGACTCGCCAGACTGGAGCCCATTGAGTCATGCTAGTTGCAGGTTAGTTGCGCCACCTGTGCCGCGGTAGAAACCATCGTTTAACGTGTTAATAATTGTGCGGGCAGTGCCTTCTGAATCGATTGCACCATTCACTGTTAAATTTATTGTCGGTGCTGTTGCTAATTCTGCGCGGCGTATTGCTGCCGATTGGGTAAGAGCTGTTGAAAAGCTGGTACCGCTTGCCCCTGCTGCTCCTGACATCGCTGCAACTAGACCGCCACCGCCACCGCCACCGCTAGAGCCTGATCCACTGCCGCCGGAGACTGATGGCACAACAACCTTTGGAACCGCCGAGATTGCGCCAACGCTTGGCACAGAAACGCTTGGAACGTTGATTGATGGTGCTGAGATAAGTCCGACATTAGGTAAGAATGGAATTGAGTTATAGACGCGAATGAGTGCATTGATCCCTGCAACTGCTCCGGCGATAAGAGTGTTAAGACCGCCGACAACTGCTCCGATGACATTGATGACACCACCAGCAATCTCGCCAACAACCTTGAACGCACCGCCAAGCACATTGACTAGCACTGGCACGACGTACTTTTGAATAAATGCGATGAATGTGGCGAATTCTTCTTTGTTGTTAGAAATTGCGTCAGTAATTGGCTTAAAGAGATCTGCGAACTTGCCAAGAGCTGGCACGACTTCATTGACAACGAACTCGACAAGCTTCTGAATAATTGGAAGTAATTGAAATCCGATTGTTTCTTTTGCTTCATCAAAGGCTACTTGTAAGCGAGCCAATCGACCTTGAAATGTTTGCGCTTCGCCTTCTGCGAATCCTGCAAATGATGTCCTTAAACTTTCATAAACAAGATTAAAATCTTTTGTCTTAAGAATACTTTGATCAATTCCTAGCCCTAATTTTCCAAGTGCCTGAGTGTTGCCGTCATAGGCTTTTCCAAGGCTATTAGCAATCGCCTCAAGTGGTTTTCCAGTTGCGCTGGCTATATCAAGCGAAAGGTTCAGCAGTTTTTGAGCTTCTTCTGTGTCTTTTGTGCTTCTTACTAAACGCGAGAATGCCGGCCGAAGTTTGTCGTCGGTGACTCCAACTGCCAAAGAAGTTTGCAGAATATACTCTTCAACGGCGGCAATCTGATTCTTTGTTGCTCCGACGGTATTTTCTAAAGTGAGAGCCAAAATTCTTTGAGCCTTTTCATCTTCAAGAGCCGCTTTGACTCCATCGACTCCAAGCTTGATTGCATAGGCTCCGGCGGCTGCTGCTGCGGCAGCGAATGCCACACCTGCCTTTTTGCTAAACTCTCCAAACTTGCTTGATGAATCTTCAACGTCACCATTGGCTGATGCAAGCGATTTCTTAAGCTGATCTACATCGGCCAGAATTGAAAGCTTGAGTGTCCTACTTTGTCCAGCCATTAAAACTCCTTCAATATCTTATCAAAGGCATACTCCCACTTTTCTATCAGCTCTGGCTGTATTTCGCGTAGTGTCGGATAAATAAACCAGCCACGAGATCCGCGACCTTGCTTGCCCGACCATACTGGGAATTGCTTTTTGGTGTTTGAGCCAAATTCTAGGCCGCCCCATAATTGCTGAGTTGTGCCACCACCGCTAAATTTCTGCGACGCAAAGCCAAATGAAATCTCGCCAATTTTGCTTGACTTGGAAACACGCGCGCCTAATGCAACACGAATTGCACCTGTGCCACGTGTTGCAGCCGCGTCGACAATTTTGCTCTGTGCAAACTCTGCTAGAGCTGATGACTCTTGCTTAGCCTGAATCGTGGCCTCTTCGCTCATTGCCTTAAATGAACCTAGAACGCGACGTAGATCTGCCTTATCGTAGGCAATCTCAACGCTGTCGCTCATTCTGTGTCTCCAATATCTCCATCGCCGTATAGATCTGCTCCGCCGTAATCCATTCGCTCATCGGTATCCCTGTCGCTATCGCTAAATCGACAAGGATCCGATTCACGCTTCCGGCGGCGTAGCTTTTGGGGCTACTTCACCGACTGTCACGTCTGCCACTGTCTCGCACCAGACTTCATAGCCCTTGATGGGCTTGCCACCTGATTCGCGCTTCATCGCATTCCACGCAAGAAAGAGAAGATCCGCAATGCCAATCTTCTCCTGCGCTTGTGAAATGGTAAGTCCAGTTTTGTTTTCCCACTTCGCCCACTCTGGCGGCTGCGCCGTATATGTACCGAACTCGCCTGATGTGTATTCGATAGTAATTGGTAACTTCATTGTGTGCTCCCGTTTCTAGTGCGATTAGGTGATTGTTAGAACTGGTGTTGTTGAGCAAAGCATTGTCCAAGTATCTGTCTG